AGTCGCGAGCGTTACTCAGCGTTTTTATGAGATTCTGTCTCAAAGGCTAACTGAGTAAAATGAACAAACCAATCGCAAAAACCTGGAAGCAGGTCGCAGAGGCTATCGGAGTCACTCAGCAGACGCTCTCGAAGTGGAGACGCGACTCGGATAACTGTCCGCAGACCAAGGACCTAGAAGCCTGGGAACTCTGGTCCGCAGAGCGAGCGATGTCGCAGGAGAGAGGATCGGGAAGGATCGCAGTAGGCGGTCGAGAATACACTGCAGCCGACATCGCAGATCTCAAAGCAAAGCTTATCGCTGCCCAGGAGCGCAGGGAAAACGCGATGGCACAGATCCGAGAGATCGAACTAGCGCAGAAGCGCGACAATTTAATCCCAGAGACAGATGCTGCCGAGACTTTAATAAAGCTCCTTACTCCATTACGACGGCTGCTCGATGCTCTACCTCGCCAGGTCGCGTCACAGGCTAACCCTGCTAACCCTAACATCGCGGAGCTTGCCATCCGCAACGGACTTGACGATCGCGTCTTTAGTGAGATAGAAAAACTTTTCCTCGGTAGGTAGTCTAGCTATTAAGACGCTAGTCGGTTTAGTCGTGTTTACCGTTTGTCCACCTGCTGAGGATTTAATTTATAAAGATCATGTCTGGTAATTTAAAAATCAATTCGAAAGGTTTCGATCAAATGATTAGAACGCTTAAGCGCAAGACGGGAGCGAGCTTCTCGGATGTCGTAAAAGGTTCGGCTGGATCTATCCTGGAAGGAGCCGCTCGATTCACTTACAAGTCTAAGGCGAAGATCATATCCGAAGCCGTAAAAGAATCTCTCTCGACTAAATTCGTATCGTCTAGAGGAGATAAGATTCGCAAGGCTAAGGATGGATCTGTTATCTTTAAAGAGAACGGATCAGCCGCAGGACGATGGATCCGAGTTCGAAGATCCTACAAGCTAAACGCAGTAGGACCGAAGAATCCCGCAGGGCGTTTTCTAGACGACGACACGCAGACCAGAATTAACAAGGCTCTCGGAGAGCTTCGTAAACTGCAGGCTAAGATAATCAAATTAAAGAAGAGCAGGATCGCCTCGTCTCAAAAGAGCTTCCTGGTAATAATGTCTAAGCTAAGGATCCCTGTTAAGAATACCAGGGGACTAGGGGCAGCGATGAAATCTAAGATGACGATTAAGCATGAGGCAGCCGTATCTGGGAAGCTGTTAAAGGATAAGAAGCAGTCGGTGATCGTTATTAAGAGCAGATCTCAGTCCGCGCTTAACCCTAATTCTGGAGGGATTAACGCATTCGCTCGAGCTTTTAACGGACAGACTAAAGCCTTCACGATGGCGGCATCTAAAGATCTAGAAGGATATGTAAAAAATTTCGCGGCACGTAATGGGTTCACTGTTAAAAAATGAAATAGGAAAGCTCTTTTCTCCCAGGAGACTGCAGCCTCCCGTAGACTGGGCGTTCGATAACTGCGTCCTGCGAGATAATGTGTCCGAGCTGCCAGGATCGCTTAAGGTTTTCCCTTATGCGCATGAGCCTCTAAACGCTCTAATCGATCCGACGATCAGTAAGATAACTCTCTGCTGGGGATCGCAGTCGAGCAAGACGACGACGATGTATGCAGGGATCGGCTACCTGCTCTCTGAGTTCCCGAAGGACACGCTCTGGATTATGCCTAGCGCAGAGAACGCTCGCAACTTTTCGAAGGGACGATGGCTACCCTTTATCGACGACTGTAAGCCGCTAAAGGATCAATGTCCTTTGAGCGCAGCTACGGGTCGAGTCGATAGCGACAAGATAACAAACATGAGGCAGGAGTTTCTGTCATGCACTCTAACCTTTGCGGGAGCAGGGTCCGAGAATAATGTAAAGTCTGCACCTGTCGCTTATCTGGTTCTGGACGAGATCGACGAGATCGATCCAGATATTCGCCTGGCTGCTCTCGAGCGGATCAAAGGACGGCGAGAATATAAGATCATCCAGACATCGACTCCGAAGGAAGAGACAGGAGGGATCTGGGAGGAGTATCTCTACGGCGACCAGCGAACTTACTTTATGCCGTGTCCTCACTGCGAAGAGTCCATCGAATTTACCTGGCGACAGAAAGACAAGCGAGGCGACAGTCGCTACTCGATTAAGTTCGCAGAGGAGGCTAAACTAGAGGACGGGACCTACGACTACGATATGGTCGCATCGACTGCAGCTTATCTCTGCCCATGCTGCGACGGAGAGATCCTGGACGCTCATAAGCCGACAATGGTTAAGAGCGGAGAATGGCGATCGAAAAATCCGAACGCTCCCGCTAATCACAGGAGCTACCATCTAAACTCTCTCTACGCTCCTGCGATGACATTCGCCACTCTAATGATTAACTGGCTCCAGGTAAGCTCCTCGATGCATGGATTAAAGAAGTTCGTCCAGGGTAACCTGGCGGAACCCTGGAAGGACGACTGGGCGAACCAGGAGCAGGCAGACGCGAACGAACTCGAACTCGACTACCAGCGAGGAGATCTTCGCGGAGAGTATCGCGTAATGGGAGTCGATACGCAGACAGACTCTTTCTGGTATGTGGTCCGAGGATTCGATCGCGACGGGATCAGTTATCTGATCGACTGCGGACAGGTCGCCTCATTCTCCGAGCTGGACATCACTTACGATATGCACAAATGCCACGCAGCGATCATCGACTGCGCAGGCGACAGAACGTCCGAGATATACGAGGAAGTATTCAAACGTCGCTCTAAATGGTTCGGCTCTCGAGGCTGGAAGAATCTCCAGGGAGATCAGCCTTATCGACTACAGATGAAAGATCCTTTCACGGGAGACACGAAAGGACGAGGAGGTCGATCTAAGATCCGCTACCTTCACGTTAATAAAAGCATCTACGAGGAGGAGCTTTCTCGGCTGCGCTCGAGACAGCTCTCTGGCTTCCATACTTTCACGGAGACTCCGCAGGTCTACTACGATCAGCTCTTCTCTACTTACTGGACCAGGGAGACAGACAGGAGCGGACATATCAAAGTCGTAAAGAAGCTTAAGCGCAGCAAGGGCGACCACTTATGGGACTGCGAGATCCTGGTCCGCGCTCTCTCTAAGTTTATCGGGATCGCTCGAATCGATCGAGGCAGTATGCCTACGATGCTAGACGAGCCAGCTCCGAAGAAGAAGCGAGACGCATCCACTCGGAACAGGAGCGCGACTGGATTCTGGTAGCGAAAATAGGCTCTAAAAAAAAGTTAATAAATAGTGAAAATAACTATTGACGTCCTATATTCTGTAGTTCTTTATCTGTCATATCGGAGCGATTAACGCTTCGAATCTAACCTACAAAAAACTACACGACATGACTACTACTACTACAAAAAAAGCTCTTACTATAAACAATCACGGAGCAGCAATGCCATCCGCAGACGTCATCGTCTCTGAGGAGTTCTACAATAAGGTCCAACAAATGGAGGCACTCTTGAAAATGTTTGAGTCAGTTTCTCCAGCCTTATCAGCCTCCCTTCGTAAGCATTACAGAGACGGAGTTTCTGACTACAACGTAGACGAGAGACTCGCTTTCCTTTCGACATTCAAGATCGGTCTAGTCTCCGACATCATGGAAGGAATGTAAGAGTAACTCTCTACGGGGCAGAGCATCCTACACTCTAACTTTAATCTTCAAAACTACACGACATGACTACTACTTCTAAAATTAAAAAGCATCGCCTGGCAGGAGGCTTCGAGCCTTCAGCCTACACTTACGTCGATCAGTTCGATCATCGCCAGAACGAAGTTATGGATCCTCAGAGCGGCAGCTACGGCGAGGCTCACGATCCTATCGACGCAGGCTATAACGACGAACTCGAGTCGAACGGATACGACTGCGATCACTGCACTCACTGCGGATCGCGTCTCTCGAGCGGATCTCTCTATCGCCACACTAGCGGCGAGCTAATCGTAATCGGTAACATCTGCGTTAATCGCCTCGCCTTCTCGACTGCGGACGAGATCCAAAAGGCTCATCGCGAGAATCGCATCCAGCAGGGACTGCTTCGCGGAATCATGAAGGCGAGCTGGAGATGGCGTATCGTCGGAGAGTTCCTGCAGCAGAACGCAGAGAAGAGCGCGATCCTGGAGGATATGCTTAACAAGCTCGCAAAATACTTTTCCCTCTCTCGTCGTCAGATCGCTTTCGCTCGGAAGCTAGTCCGCCAGGCAGACGAGAAGAAGGCTCTCGCAGCAGAGCGCGAAGCGAAGCTCGTAGACGCTGCAGACTGGGAGGACGGTCGCTTCGAGGTCGAAGGAAAAATCCTTTCTGTAAAATGGAAAGACAACGACTTCGGAGGATCCTATAAGATGATCGTCGAACTCGCAGACGGACGACGCTGCTGGGGATCAGTTCCGAGCAAGCTAGGCGAGGCACAAGTCGGCGACGTCGTTCGCTTTAAAGCAACCTTCAGCAAGTCGAACGACGACTCAAAGTTCGCATTCTTTAAGAGACCTACGGTCTCTAAGTAGTAAACGTGTAAGTGTTAGATAGGTTAAGCCTGCTCGGAGTCGTGTCTGAGCAGGCTTTTTCGCGTCTAAAAAAAAGTTAATAAATAGTGAAAATAGGCATTGACGACATCAATCGAGTCTGCATTCTTTAGATCATGAGATTAACAAAAAACACAAACACACAGATCCGCAGCTACTGCGAAGGCATCCTCGATCAGCTTAATCTAGTAAAATGCGAATGCACTTGGAAAGAGCTTTTTCTTAAACTTGAAAAATGTCGCACGATGCAACTCAGCAAAAGCGAATCAATTGAATCTCTCTGCGCTGCCGATTTCTGCATCACTAAAATAATTTATCAAAGCCGAATGGCAGGTTACTCAATCCGAACTGAATTTTAAATCTAAAACTCGAAGCCTCCCTGCGAAAGCAGGGAGGCTTTTTTGTGTCTGCATATTGACAGCGAGTCTCTCTTTAATGGCAGCTACTACTACTACAGCGCAGCTTATCGCGATCCGCGACAAGATGCTTATCGCTATAAATAAACTAGCGGAGGACGGAATCACATCCTACAGCATAGGAGACCAGACTTTCTCCCTGGCTGACGTAGGCAGCTTAATCGACCAGGTCGAAAAGCTCGACAGACTGATCGCGCTTAAGGACCGAACCCTAGGAGCTAGAGGACAGAACAGAATATCGATCCGTAATTTTAATGGCTAATAAAACTAAAAAACCGAGCAGAGTATCCTTCGCGATTAAGCAATTCGTCCGAGCCTTCCAAGGCTATGACGCTGTCAGTAATACTCGATACAGAGCAACCAGGGGGAATACTCCCATCCGATCTGAGGAGGTCGAGCTTAATCAATACGATCGAGATCGACTGATCTCGACCTGCCTGGAGTTCCGTAGAAATAACCCTGTGGTCGCTTCTTTATCCAGGCTGCGCAAGGCAGACATCGTAGGCAGAGGAGTAATCCCGCAGCCTGCGACTGGAGACGACGAGACAGACTCTAGCATCCTGGAAGCCTGGACCAAGTTCGCAGAGTCTCCAGAGGCGACAGGGACTATGGATATGCGCGAGATGCAGCAGCAGATGATCGACTCGCTGCTGTTCTACGGAGACTGCGGTCTGATCGTAGGTAAGGACCAGGTTCAATTTATTGACGGCTCCAGGATAGGGAACCCTGGCGGCTCCGTTACATCTAACGAGGAGTCGAGCTTCCAGAACGGAGTAGAGATCGATAGGATCGGAAAGCCTGTCTCTTACTCTGTAGGTAATCGCGTATCTGGAACCCTAAGAGACATCCAGCTAATCCCAGCTCGAGACTTTATTCCATTCCTGCGCAGAGTCAGACCGACTCAGTATCGAGGCGTCCCAGAACTGGCTCCTGTTATTAACACTCTGCAGGACTGCGACGAATACGATCGAGTCGAAATGATGGCGGCTAAGGTAAGCGCGTCTCTAGCGGTCGCAGTAAAGCGAGAGAACTCTTACGAGTTCGAACTGCAGAATCGGATGGATGGCGGCGAGCAGGACGCTCTAGGTAATCTAGAGGAGTTCCAGCCTGGGCGTTTTCACTACCTAGAACCAGGAGAGGACATTAGCGTTATCGGAGCGAACGGTCGTCCGAACGTAGACGGGATCCAGTGGGTAAGCTATCTCCTGCGTAAAGTAGGGAGCGCAGTAGGAATCCCGCTCGAGTTCCTGTTAATGGAGATCGGAGGAAGCTCCTTCTCTGCTAGCCAGGGAGTCGTTCTTCAATACCAGCAGACAGTCGAGAGCTATCAGTCGGATCTAATCCGAGTCATGAGTAGGCTCTATCGTCGCTGGTTATCTCAGCAAATCGCAGCAGGTAATATAAATGTCTCGGCTGCAGCTAATCCCTTTGGTGTCCGATGGCAGCGTCCAGCCTTTCGCTGGATCAATAAGTCTGCACAGGTTAAAGCGGACATGGAATACTTCCGAGCGGGAGCGATGTCTCTCGATGACATTACTGCTCCCTTCGGCTATACTGCGGAGGAGGTAATGACTCGGAAGGCACAGAACATCGTCCAGGCTAAGAAGATCGCTAAGGAGAATAACCTGGGATCCTGGTATGATCTAGTAAATTTCTACAATACAAGCGCGAGCGCGAACTTCTCAGAGCTTACCACGCAGGAGCAGTTTAAGTCACAGAGAGAAGGAGCAGAGGAGAGCGAGGTCGTCGTAGAGCCTCTCATAACTAAGATCGGAGTCGGAGGAGTCCAAGCCATAGGCGATCTCCTAAAGAGCCTAGGAGAAGGACTGATCGACGTAGAGCAGGTAGTTACTATGCTTACCTCGATCTTCGGATTATCAGAAGAGCAGGCGAGAAAGATAGCCAATGGATAAGAGCTATAACGACTACCCAGAGGCAGCGTCTAATAACGCGAAGAGAGCTTTAAAATATAAGGACGAGAATCCCGATAACAAATGCGGGACTCCCGTCGGATGGGCGAGAGCTAATCAATTAGCGAAGCGCGAGAAGATCAGCCGCGATACGATCGCTCGCATGGCGTCATTTAAGCGACATCAAAAGAGCAAGGACGTTCCCTACTCGAAAGGCTGCGGAGGTCTAATGTGGGACGCCTGGGGAGGCTCTGCTGGAGTTAATTGGGCGTCCTCAAAACTCAAACAAATTGACAAGGAGCAGAACAGTATGTCGAAACAATTTGCATTTGGAGCAGCAGCTCTTAGCGATACCCAGGTTAATAAGGAGCAAGGGACCATGTCCTCTGTCGCTCTGATCTCTGCTGGTCCAGCTCTAGGGCATGGTCTATATGTAGACAGTAAGTCTCTCGAGATGATCGAAGACGAGCTGGATGGAGTTCGCCTGCCTGCTTACATTACACACCAGGGAGCGATCTTCGAGGATCGACTGACTCGCGAGATCGGTTTGTTCGATAACTTTCGCATCGAAGGCGATCGCCTCCTGGGAGACTTCCAGGCTTTCGAATCCTTCATGGAGGACGACGCCAGGAAGTATAATCGCTTATTCGAACTAGCCGAGAAGATGCCAGAGAGATTCGGTCTCTCGATCGTGTTCTCCGCTAACGCAGCCTGGGCGACCGAGAGCGGAGACGTAGAAACAGCAGAGAAACCAGACGACGCTCTATTCGATTATCCATCTATTCGCGTAGAGGAGGTCTCGAGCGCAGACTTTGTAGATACTCCAGCCGCAAATGATCGCGGACTATTTTCTAAAATTGACACTAAACCCACTAATAAGATGACTAAAGCAGAACTCATAGAACTTAATAAAGACTTAGAGGAGCAGAATAAATCTCTCGCTCTAAGCGTAATCGATACCGAGGCTCTAGTAGAAGAGCTGCGACTCTCCCTGGAAGAAGGAAAAGAAAAAGAAGAAGACTCTCTCGTAGAAGAAGAAGAGGAAGTCGTCGAAGACTCCGAAGAGGAAGTCGTCGAAGACTCCGAGGAAGAGGTCGTCGAAGAATCCGAAGAGGAAGCCGAAGAGGACTCCGAAGAGGACGAGCTGCGCGACAGCAAAACTTTACCAGACGCTCGTCCTATGGAGGAGCAGATCGAAGAACTCGAAAAAGACATCGCCTCTAAGCTCGAAGAGATCGAGGAATTAAAGTCGAAGCTCGAAGAGAAAGACGAAGATCTATCCGAGAAAGGCGAAGAGCTAGAAACGAAAGAGGAGGAGATGCAGGCTAAACTTTCTGAGATGTCCTCGAAGATCGCAACACTTCAGAAGCTAATCGAAGGCTCTGATCTAGTCGATGCTCCTGCAGGAGACGAAGTCTACGAGCCTGGCAAATCTAGCCGAGCTAAAGTTATCTCCGAGTTCGCAAAAGAAAACAATATCTCAGAGTTCGCAGCGACTCTTCGCCTCGGCAAAGATCGCCCAGAAATCTTCAAGCTCTAATCACTAAATTAAAATTATCATGTCAGCAACTACTGTTCAAAACAATACCCGCACTTTCGTAGCAGGCGAGGCACTAGATGCCTATATGCTTGTCGATATTGAGTCTGACGGCTCAGTAACTAAAGCTTCGGAAACTAGCGTCAGCACTCAAATCGG